GAAACGTTGAAGAAGAGGAGAAGGAAGCTATACGTGGGATATGATATAATAGTAAGAGACGCGACGTACCTATGAACAGCTTTACTCCTGTATCGATCAATAATGAGCTAAAGAATTCTTATCTCACTTATAGCGTATCGATCTTCAATCGAGCATTGCCTGATGTGACCGATGGGTTGAAAGTTGCTCAAAGGAGAATTATATTAGGTCTTAAAGATCTAAAACTAAAGCCAGATGGAGCATACAAAAAAGTCTCACGACTCGAAGGACACGTCTTGGGTTCCTATCACCCCCAGGGCGGGTGCGCCGGCACGGCGATTAACATGGGTCAAGCCAATAGTTTTAGGTATCTACTTACTAACATTCATGGTAATGTCGGTGGCAGCATACAAACTGGTCTTTCTACCGGTCAATCCATCTCTGAAGACTCACCAGCTGCTGCGCGCTATCTTGAGGTAAAATCAAGTGAGTTCACCCAAAACGTCTACATCAACGAGATTGATAAGGAAAGCTGTGAATGGCGCGATAACTACGATGGGTCCACACAGGAGGCGCATAGGATTGTCCCTTCTCTTCCCGCCTTACTTGTTAACGGCGGTGTTGGAATCGCTGCTGGTTATGCTTGCCATCACATTTCTTACAATCTCTCCGAAGTAATCAAAGGTACGGCAGCATACATCCAGAACAAAAATATTACAGATAAAGCATTATATAAGCACATCACCGGCCCTGACCTACCTCAAGGAGCTCGGATACTTAAAGACGACGGGGTCTGGGCAGCCTTCTCGTCAGGGCATGGGTCTATCAAGGTCTATGGTAAGTGGGAAGTCAAGCAAGTTAACTATAAGAAGAAGTCAAAACGCGAAGCAATTATTGTCACGTCTCTGGCTAGTGGGTCATCAGAGCGATTCCTTGAGAAAGTCAAGGCGGCAGTAGACGGAGGAAAGATCGATCAGATCGTTGATGCAGCTGATCACTCGTCTACAGAGGGTATTCACATCGAGTTAATCCTAAAAGCCCACGCTAACTCTCAAGAAGTGATCGGTCAGCTCCTTGCTTACACCAACCTCTATGACACCATCGGCGTAAATGCCATGGCTATCAAGAAATCTCTCCCTGAGATGTTTGGAGTGAAAGATATCATCGCAACTTGGCATGAGAGTCGTTGCAAAGCCCTTATATCACGCTATAGCGCCGAGTGCGAGCGGATTCAAGACCGCATGCACATCCTTGATGGCTTCTTAACCATCCTTGCAGACATCGACGATGTAATCAAGACCATCAAATCTAGCAAGACAAGGGAGACGGCTCATAATAACCTGAGAAAAAAGTGGAAACTAAGCGTTTCTCAAGCTCAAGCCGTGTTGGCTATGCCGCTCAGCCGACTTGTTAACGCCGAAAGGTTGGAACTGAAGCGCGAAAAAGATGAACTCCAGCAGAAATACGACGAATTACAAGCTCTGATTAATAATTCAGAGGCTATGGATAAGCACATCATTGACCAAGTCCGTAGTTTCAGACAATTTGCCGATAAGCGCCGGACAGAATTGGTTGATCCCAACGAGATTGGGGCAGAAAAAGCTAGAGTGATGGCTCCACCTAGGACTCGTAAGATTAAGCCCCTTACTCCTCAAGAGATCTATAAGAAAAAAGCCAAAGCATTGGGCATGAAGCGCACGATTGTTGCAAAATTCCTTGCAGAAAACAAGATGGGTAAGGATATCTCTGATAAATGGGACAAATTTGTTGAAGATTGGCAGTACGAGCAGCAAATGACCACTAGGAAGGGAGCCGCGCAGCGGAAAAAGCAGCTGGATGAACTTAAGAAGTGGGGTAAGGCTCGAGGAATGAGGTCTAGAGGACAATATGCTTGGAACGCCTTTGTTCAGGGCCGAGAGAAGATGAAAGTACGGGAACTCAAAGAAGAATTGAAAGAGTGGTTGGATAATATAGACGCAATTTAAAAACAAATAGAGCAGTTTAAAGCTACGTAGTGAAACTGATAAATGAAACTGCCAAGAACTGCCATACTACTACTTAGAGGGGTAGAAGGGTGCGGGGTGAGTAGCTACGCCCGGCACTTTAAAGCGTATTTTGACGAACTTAACAGGGGTAAATGTGATATTTTTGCGCTCAATCTTAGCGTAGGGCGGCCAGATACCTCTACGGATTTAGAGATTAATAAATTTAGTTTTGATCAGGCCGACGATCTGGTTCGTAAGATAAACGAAGAGTACGATCTTAGTCTTATATTTTCGGTTCCTGCTAAAAACGCTAAAGAAGATGTTGTAAATAATTATGTAGAACGTATCCTAGAGAAAATTAAATCTCCTAAGTGGATGATCAATCACGATCACCACTATTTGTCTATTGGAAGGAACGCAGATTTTGAAAATGCTATTAAAGCCTGCGACGGCGTCCTTTGCCATTCCCTCATAGAAACAAAATGCGGGTTTATACGATGGATGAAAAAGAGAAACCTAGATACCCGTGTGGAAAAGTTAGAAACGTTCTTTCATGTGCCGTTAGTTAGTAACTTAGTTACTTTTGATAAAACTAACCGACTAAAGCGCGTTATCAACGCCTCAAGAGCAGTAGCGTGGAAACGCTCGTCTCTTGTTCTTAATTTGCAGAAAGAGTTGGCAAAGAAAAAATTTATCACAGAGATGATAGGCTTTGAGCGATCTATAGCCGGCTACTCACAACTCAAGAACTATGAAGGCAAACTAGATTGGTACGTCACTGACGAGTTCGATAAGCCGGTCAAAGCGCCTTCTGCGTTCTCAAATGCCCAGATTAACGAGAGGTTTTTTGATTTTGTAGACGACGAAGGTCAAGATCCGAACAAAATGTACGTATTTGGGTCATATGACCACAAACGAGGGCTGAAGCGGATTTGCCAGAGCGCATTTGCCACTCATCCGAGGTCTTTTGAGCATAATGGCTTAGATTACGGTAACAACCATGAATATCAAGGTCTAGAGGCCGCTTTGTTGTCTGTTCCTATCTTCCACCGTCATTTCTTAGAGACAGTGACCCTACCAGACACTGATGTCCCTCTTTCGGCCATAGAAGCCTTCATATCCATCGACGATGACAACAATCACCTCAAAAATGGCGGTCCAAATGTCCTAAATCCGGCCAATTTGGTAGAAAAGCTGGACGAAATCTGGAATAATAGGTACACGCAGTATCGCCAAGAGTCCTTCTCCATCATCAATACATACTACGCTTCTTGGGTACTTATACCCAAAATGCTCGGGAAACTAGGGTTTTGACGCTACGAGCTAATGTTTTTGTTTAAAGATATAGCGTACTGGTTTACAAAAGTAAACAATTGGTATATAATAATATAGTTCGAGCAGGAGCGACTACAAAAACCTCCTGAACACCCCTCCAACCAAGACCTATAGGGTGTATAAATTACGTCTTTCATACCTAAGCCTGAGGGTGGCTTAGGAATAGTAAAACCATCATTTCCCTGATGATCTTACTTTTTGTTTAAAACAATGGCTTCAACTCTTTCAAGACAACAATCACAATCCACCTGGGAATCTTTTTGCCAGTGGGTTACTTCAACTAACAACCGCCTCTATGTCGGTTGGTTCGGCGTACTCATGATTCCTACGTTGCTTGCTGCAACCGTATGTTTCATCATCGCTTTTGTCGGCGCTCCCCCTGTGGACATCGACGGTATCCGTGAGCCCGTAGCTGGTTCACTCATGTATGGTAATAACATCATCTCTGGTGCTGTTGTCCCATCTTCTAACGCAATTGGACTTCACTTCTACCCTATCTGGGAAGCTGCTTCACTTGACGAATGGCTCTACAACGGCGGACCTTTCCAGCTTGTTGTTTTCCACTTCCTTATCGGTATCTATGCATATATGGGCCGTGAGTGGGAACTATCCTATCGTTTGGGCATGCGTCCTTGGATCTGTGTTGCTTACAGTGCTCCTGTTGCCGCTGCTTCTGCAGTCTTCCTTGTATATCCTTTCGGTCAAGGTTCCTTCTCTGATGCAATGCCTCTTGGAATCTCAGGAACGTTCAACTACATGTTGGTCTTCCAAGCCGAGCACAATATCCTCATGCACCCGTTCCATATGCTTGGAGTGGCTGGTGTATTTGGTGGCAGCCTCTTTTCTGCTATGCATGGCAGTCTGGTCACGAGCAGCTTGGTTCGTGAGACAACTGAAACAGAATCTCAAAACTATGGCTACAAGTTTGGCCAAGAAGAAGAAACATATAATATCGTAGCAGCTCATGGCTACTTCGGTCGCCTGATCTTCCAATATGCATCTTTTAACAATTCTAGATCGCTTCATTTCTTCCTCGCTGCGTGGCCAGTGGTGGGAATCTGGTTTACCGCCCTCGGCGTCTCGACCATGGCTTTCAACCTCAATGGCTTCAACTTCAACCAGTCCATCATTGACGGACAAGGACGAGTGCTCAATACCTGGGCAGACGTGCTTAACCGTGCCGGACTCGGAATGGAAGTCATGCACGAAAGAAATGCACATAACTTCCCGCTTGATCTTGCAGCAGCTGAGTCCACACCTGTGGCCTTGATTGCACCTTCCATCGGCTGATAAATGGACGATGGTCATACTACGCCCCTCACTACATACGTGTGGGGCTTTTTTATAGGTTATTCTACTCTTTTAATTCCTATACTACTTGTGATATTATTATGATTGGTAAACTCGATCCAGAAGAAAGCGTTATGAGTCCTGATTCAATCACACTTCAGATAGCAAAGGCAATCAAAGCCCTTGGCTGGGATTCTGAAGATAACATAGCGGTTGAAGTCGCAGGATCCTCGGTCTACGAGATCGATGGCCCCGGGACAAAATGGTCTCCTCTTAAGGGGACTAAGAAATACAATAAAGATGCCTTTATCGTGATCAAAAACCTGGATCGCAACCTAACAATCTCGTCTAAACCTAGTCTTAAGCAAGAATCTAAAGAGCTTAAGCAGGAAGACGACAAACTTAACTACGACACTTACAGTAAATAAAAATGGTTGCTTCAACATTACAACAACAAAGGAGGGGATGGTTTGACATCTTGGACGACTGGCTTAAACGCGATCGCTTTGTCTTTGTGGGTTGGTCTGGATTACTTCTTCTTCCCACTGCTTATCTGGCCATTGGCGGCTGGCTTACTGGCACAACTTTTGTCACGAGCTGGTACACCCACGGGCTTGCTAGTTCCTATCTTGAGGGTGCTAATTTTCTCACGGCAGCTGTCTCGACGCCTGCTGATGCTATGGGTCATTCTCTTCTTTTACTTTGGGGTCCTGAAGCTCAGGGCGATTTCGTCAGGTGGTGTCAACTTGGAGGGCTTTGGGCCTTTGTTGCTCTCCACGGTGCCTTCGCTCTAATCGGCTTCATGCTCCGCCAGTTTGAACTGGCACGACTTATCGGTATAAGACCTTACAATGCTATTGCGTTTTCTGGGCCTATCGCTGTTTTTGTCAGTGTGTTTCTCATCTATCCTCTCGGACAATCCAGTTGGTTCTTTGCACCGTCGTTTGGTGTTGCTGCGATATTTAGATTCCTACTCTTCCTACAAGGCTTCCATAACTGGACGCTCAACCCTTTCCACATGATGGGGGTTGCCGGTATACTCGGTGGAGCGCTACTTAGCGCCATCCACGGCGTGACCGTTGAAAATACTTTATATGAAGATGGCGAACAAGCAAACACATTCAAGGCTTTCGACTCAACCCAAGAAGAAGAGACTTACTCGATGGTCACGGCTAATCGATTCTGGTCACAGATTTTCGGTATTGCATTTAGCAATAAGAGGTGGTTGCATTTCTTTATGCTTTTTGTCCCTGTCATGGGCCTTTGGACTTCCTCTATTGGTATCATCGGTCTTGCTCTTAATCTTCGGGCCTATGATTTTGTAAGTCAAGAGATTAGAGCAGCCGAAGATTCTGCGTTCGAGACGTTATACACGAAT